TAGCAATCGTCTGCTCTTTCCATGCCTCGTCACGCCCAGGAACGTCCCACCAGTCAACGCGGAATGGTTGATACTCACTTACCCCTTGCTCTGCGCCTTGCCAAATTTTATGGAACTGATTACCAATACCGTTTGCGGTAGAAGTAATGATTACCTTTGTATCAATACCAGATGAAATTACAGGATAGGTTGAAGTGTAGAACTCTGTTCCCTTCTCAACGAATGCAAACTCATCAAGGAACAACAGGTTGACAGAGTAACCCCGAATAGAACTACTGCTTGTAGATTCTGCAAGTATCCTACTGTTATTACTAAACTCTATGTTGCCTTTGTTTAGAGTCTTACATCCAGGTTGCAGATAGTAAGGAAGGTTCTCTAGCATCAAAGTGACCCTTGCAAGCATCTCTCTTGCCGTCTGTCCTCTGTTAGCGAGGATAGCAATGGTTTTCTCAGGGTGAAACAATGCGAACCATAGGAGGTATCCTACGGACGAAATAGACTTACCAGACTGTCGGCATGCAAGGACAACGTTGAAACGGTTTTCATTGAAGTGCTTGAACATCTTTTCCTGATATGGATACAGGTCGAAAGGAACAAGACCATCGTTCAAGTTGATAACTTTTAGGTGAGTTCGCGCAAAGTAAGCGGGGTCTGCCATGCACCTTGCATACTCAGCGACCTTCGCTTGTGTCCAGTCCTCGTCAATCCCATCCTTCTTAACGTATGGGTTGCCCAAATAGTGGTTGTGTCCCGCTAAAAATGTAGTATCAATAATGGGGTCTACAACTGCGACCTCACTCACTATCGATTTCTCCATCTATGATGTCGTTAACCTTCGCAACTTCTTTTTGGTTGATGTCTTTCAACATTCTTTGGAGGTCAGTAGTTGACCCAACAAAAAGATTATTGGTAGTCCCTGCTTGGGGAAGGGCGATAGGGTTAGGGTTGAGTAACTTATCTATTTGGATTTCTTTGCGGTGCAAGTCCATCAACTGACCAGAGGTGTCAGCAGTATCCTTTATCAACTTGGCGAGGACTTCGTATGCTCTGGGATGTTCAGATTGCTTTGCAACCTCAATCATCTCCTCTACTCCATCACGACCTTTGTTTATCAGGTCGTAGAGAGTTTCTCTTGTGAACTCAAAATCATTATCTCGATCTTTCTCAGACATATCATAACCTATTAATGTGGATGTGGTAGAGGTTCAGAACCATCACTGTCGATGACATCAACTACTATTGTATAATCACTGTCCTGTGATACTGGACGGGGATCAGTTTTTACTCTTAAAGTTTCAAGGTAATCTTCACCGACCCATGTATCAAAGAAGTCTGTATCGATTTGAGTGATGACTTTAGAAGCAGTTGGTTTCGGTCCGTAGAATGACATCTTCATATCAAATGTCAAGTTGTATATTATCGTCCTACGGTCTTCGAGGTTTCCTTCAAAGTTATCGGTGAAGGTAACACCAGTCAGGATAACAGGAACATCTTCTACGATAGACGGATAGTCTGCCATCGGTTTAACATTCACTGTATACTGCGGGTTAAAGTAAGGCAGTATCTGCTCTACCACTTGCAAGGCATCATCATGATGCTTTGCGTATATGCTTAACTCAAAACTAATTATGTAAGGAACGCTTGTATAAAACTGTGCCTTCCCTTTGGGGTCTTCAGCAGCAACCCTTGTGAAATAGTTTGTCTTGGGCAACTGACGTTGTGGGTCATATGCTATGTTTGCAACCTCAAAGGACATGCGAGGCAACTTGATAGCAAGTTGGTTTTCAACGTCCCTGTTACCAGAAGCATTCATCTCAGCGATGCGTTGCAGAAACTTTCTCTGTGGAGCATACGCAAGGGGAACCTTCAACTGCGTAACAACGTTATTCCCTTCCTTCCTTATTATGTATAGGTCGTCAAACATCGCTCCGAAAATAGAAACAGACATTCGCACTCTTTGATTGTAAAAGTATTTTCCAAACATTAACTTATATTCCCGAAGGGGTTGTCTTGACTAAAATCAATGAACTCAAACGAGGACACATCAAAAGAAGTAACAGCAGCAGTGTCTGAGTCAGGTGCGCCTGGACTCCCTGGCCAAATCTCTTGCATTTCAGTTATGGCAGTAATTGTTGCAATAGAACCCGACTCTGCACCAACAACTTGCTCTCCAACTATGTAGTTGTGGAAGTCTCCGTTGTAGTCTGCACCATTATGTGCCAAGAATACATTCAGGTCAGAGTCCAACCACTCGACAACTTCGCCTCGCATTGTGAACGCATCAGTTTCCATCGCAACACTCTCACCAATATCGAAACCATTTGATGCGGAGTCCAAAGTAAGTCTCCACTGGTATGCCCAGTATTTTTGAATGCGGTCGATGTCTGGAACCTCTGTGTTGAATCTTTCGTCACTGTATTCAAACTTCTCACAACGAATTCTAAATGTCGGGAGGTTTGCCAACTGATAGAATGGATTATCGTCTTCAACCTTCATCACCTCAAAGGTCGCACCCGCCATTGGCATATGAATCAAGTCGCCTTCTCTTGGACGATAGTACTTATTGCCACCGACTGTTGCGCCAGTTTTGGGTTCTTCGTAACTGCGTATTTCTGTGTCCCACCTTCTTCGTGACATGATGAAGGTAACAGCATCTCTTATCTCAACACCGAACTTTGAGAATAAATCTCCGTCCCCATCGAAACCCTCTATGCTTTCAAGATAGACTTCGATTGTGTATGCGTAGTTGAACTCGGATAGGATAGTATCATTGAATATCATATCGCGATGAACAACTTCGCGGGGAATGTAATAAACGTTCTGCCCAAAGTTTTGGATAGACTCAGTAATCAAATCTTCGTAAAGATTCTTCTCACTGTTAGTGCCGTATTTGAAATATGGATTTAGTGCCATTATCTATCACCCAACCAGGAAATCTGGGGGAACTTCTTGCTCAAGTCTCATCCTTTCGCGGAGTTCTCTTATCTCAACGGTCGCTTCCTCAAGCATACTCTTTCCGTTGATGGTGACACCACCTGGAAGTTGCATGCCATCAAACTTAGACATGTTTTGTCCCCACTGTTGTTTAATCAGAGCGGTGGTGAAGTTCTTCATAAACATGTCATCCCATATCTGGTAGTCTTCAAAGGTGTTGTAGACCTCGCAGCAAATCCAACTTCCAGGTGGCATCTTGGATTCCCAAGCGTTATCGCCCCAGAGATAAAGTCGGTTCTGCCTTCTTGAAAATGTAACTATAGGGAGACCTATCAAAGTCATATCAATCAGGGCAGCATAAGACTGCATCTGATATAAGTATGAGAGACCACCTGTTCCACCTTGAATAGCACCAGCGATATTTCCGACACCGCCTATCTGCCCAGGGAACATTGCTCCTCCCATACCTATCATACCTCTCGCGCCTCCTCTGGGAAACACCTTTGTAACATATATTATGCTTGAGGGGACAGTGACATATCCATTATCAATATCTTCCTGAGTCAACTGCAACTCCCAATAGGTTCGATATGTCGCATCAGAATGAAACTCACGATAAACTTGCAAGGTATCGTCAACGCAATCTTCCATCTGCTCCTCGGAAACATTCACCTCAATAACAGGTTCTCCAAGTTTGCGGAGGCAGTATTTTATTAATGCCTGTCTGGTATCTATTAACATCTTCTTTTCCTAAGTGCGTTGGTATGTTTATTTATACGACCAAAAATACTATGGGTTTTGTTGATTTTTGAAATCGCCCATTGATATTTCTCCAGTAGTCGGAACAGTTTGGTTGTAATATGCAATGCCTGCTGCTTTAGCCTTCGTTCTCCATATCGAATATATAATTGTGTACATTCTTGTCGTTACACCGAATATTAGTCCTTCCGTAAAGGTGTTACTTATGCCCATAGACAGTTCTGTAAAACTTTGCCCAGACCAAGGATAATTTGTATTTGGGGTAAAGTAAAAGTATCCGCTAGTGCTTCCGTAAGATACAGGTGGACCTCCAACATATGAAGTTGGACATGCGGGGTTGTTTGGAGAATTAGTTGCTGGAATACTCAGTGTACCTTTAACCTGACCAGCCCATTTCCACTCGTAATCTAAGGTTGTTCCAGGAATTAGAACCCAAAACCCTCCAGCATTTTGTTGCCTGAACTCGGTTTGCCATCTTGCATAATTTGTGCTGGGACCGATTGCTGGATAATATGGGTTATCCAAATAGAACTTTGGGTTATAGGGTATGACTGCTGAGTTGTCAACGTTCGCGCTATTATTAACGCTCCTATAATAATTACCAAGGGATACATTGGACGATGATCCACCATATTCTGATCTAATATTTGTCCTAAGTTGAATATTAGTTGTGGGTATTTGTGCCATTACGCTTTCAACTCATCAACTTCTGCTTTGAGTTCTTTGATTGCCTCAATG